AAAGTATTTATGAAAATCGAGAACAAGTATGGACATCCGTACCACTGGTTAACCACACCAGAAAAATTCATAGACTGGCTTGAAGAACTGCCAGTCATTTTCGCAGAAAACCAGTGTGAAAGAGGCATTGCAAGAAGCGAAGCAATTGGAGATTACATTTACGAAAATGGATATGACGAATACCTCCTCGGAGGATTCTGAAAAAAAAATGAAATACGGAGGACTGATACTCGACAACACAAAAAAACTAATAATAGCAATAGGAATCGTGTTGATACTATTAGGGTGTTGCATAAGCATTGACTACAGCATCAATCCAAAAAGCAACACAACATACAACAACACAACAATCAAAAACCACAACATGGTAAAAATCAATGAAACATACTATGTCGATATGAACAAGACAGGCAAGGCAGTCAAGAACGGGACGGTGAAAGTAGAACCTGATTTGCCAATCGTAACCATAACTGCCAAGCCAAGTTGCGGATGCAACTACCGAAACCCAAGCAAGTACAAGTACCGATGGTACAAGACAAGTTTCATAAACCATTGTCCAAAATGTGGCAAATGGGGAACACTGCGAAATGTGTACAAGCCCACTGCCAAGTACGAGTACGAACTCACTTGCGATATGCGATTAGGAGGTTGCGATGCAGATTACTGCGGAGTATGTGGCAAAGACAAATTCAGTTGGAGCCATTACTACATCACACTCGCAGAATAAGAGAGGAGAACCCTTGTTTTTTTCCTCTCATATTTTATTATATGAGGAATGAAAAAAGTATGACAAAAGTGAAACCGATGAGCATGAAAAGGATTAACATAATCCTTGAAGAAATATCAGATTACCAACTTGAAAAATTAGACAATGGAGAAATTGTGATGGTGAAAAAGGAGGAAAAAGGATGAGTGAAACAAGAAACTTGGAAAGAATCGCAACTGCACTTGAAAAACAAGTGCAATTATTAGAAGCCCAAAACTTAATACTTGACTCAATAGTAGGCGAACTCGAAAGCATACAAGGAGACAACTACTCCATTGAAAGCATAACAAGAGCAATACTCATGAGATGAAGAAATATGAGATTCGAAGAAATGACTGACAAGGAACTTGAGGAACTTGAAAAAGAACTCAACGGCATAAGTGAAAAAGAAATCAAAGAACAGATGGAATTCGAAAAGATTGAATTTGCAAGAACCGTCTGTGCAAACTGCAACAAACAAGACAAATGCAACACCAAAAAAACCATCAATGACTGCATGAGAAGGAGGATGATAAGATGAAGTACAAATTCAATATATGGACTGGACAAGTAACACAGAATGGACAAGAAATGAATAGTGATACATTGTCCCTTGTTACTGAAATGAACAGGATTGAATTGAAAAAAAAGGAACTTGCAAAAAAATATATGGAACTGCAAGAAAAATATGCCGAACTGAATAATGAGAATATGATATTGAAAAACAGGAAAAACTATCGTGACATCATCGACAACATTCTCGCAGAACACACCAACACCACATGGGTATATGAAAGCCACATCATCGATTACCATTACTGGACAACCAACAAGGAAATAAGTTTCCAACACCAGTTCTTCACAGAACTTGAAAAAGAAGAATTATACATAAGCGACATAAACATCGAAGATGATGAGATACACATATACATAAGGCAATTATGAGAATCTACACTGATGGAAGTTACAATATCGACGAGGATATTGGAGCATGGGCGATAATAACGGAGGAAGGAGAAACACATACAGGTGTGAAAAAGCATACAGACATCTTCGAGATGGAATCATATGCAATACTTGAAGCAATAACATTATACAAGGAGGAACAGGTACTGGATATATTCACGGACAATCTTGCCGTGATGAGAATGATACAGAATCCAAAAGAAAAACACAACAACAGACATTTCACAATCAACGAAATCAACAAACTGATAACATTGATGGGGTTGGATGTCAGATTGCACAAGGTGAAATCCCATCAACACCCCATGAATGTCAAAGCAGACACATTAGCGAAACAAAGGATTCGCAAGGAGACAACACTCATGAGTTACTCTGAAGAATACAAGCAACTTAAAGCAAGTGAAAAAGAACTGATTGGAAAGATAGAAACATCATTACAGGAACTTGAATCAACAGACTCGTATGTTGACAGGGGAGCAAGTGAAAACCTGACAATAATATGGGAAGGAGAACTGAACCCGTCACATATAAATTACTTGCAAGAGAACATTGGAGAAATCAAACAGATAAAATCACACAAACATTACAACAGGATGGCAATTGAATTCAAATGAAACGAATAAACTACAACAAGGGAATACTATGGTGGAATTACAGGATAATGTGCAATCATTGCGGAGCAACCATGAACAAACCAGTATGGTGGCTCAAACTACAATACATATTCCATGACAAGTTATACTACACTTGTCCTCACTGCCACAAGACAAGTTGCTACACCACATTCTTCAACATGGTGCATGAAACAACAGACACAGAAGAAAAAGAGATAAACAAATTTCCAAAATGGGATGAAAGAATAAGATGAAAGCAAAGGAATTAATCGGCTTGTTGGAAGAACTCGACCCTGATGAAGAAGTATATTACATGGACTTCTACACCAACCAAGCCAAAAAAGTCACAGGAATAGTTGAAAAATACAACAAGATTGTCGGATGGACTGCCAAGGTGAAAGTGATAATATGAATGCCCTCATATTCATTGCAGATGTTCTCGTATTCATCGCACTGATGATGATGCTATTATCCTTCCTCGTGGCATTATTCATAGAATGGTGAACCCAATGAAGTGCAATACCTGCAAACACAAAAGAGTACATAAGAAAGGCAACACGGCAGTAGCCTACTGTGAACTGAACATGAAAGAATGGAAAATCAAGGACAAGGACTGCTATGAAACTAATACTAATTGAAAACTGCAACAATTGTCCCTACAATGACTACTTTTTCATTGAAGATGTGGTTGAAAATATGAAATACTGTCCATTAATGGATTTCCCAATACGATGGAAATCAGGACTGGAGGAAAACAGATGAAATCATCAGAAAAATTCATGGACTCATTGCACACAGTAATATTCTATGCTTGTATGAAAATACTGGAAGAAGAACACATAACACATGAAGAACAACAAGTAGGGTACGATGTCATCCAAAAATTTGATGAACTGGCAGACAATATAATCGCACTGAAAACAGTGATAGATTGCTATGACTCGCTCAACACATTGAATGATTACATGCTCAACTACTTGATAAATGAGGATATAAATGATTTCTTGAAATATCTTGACTTCATGAACAGTGATGACTTGGAAAAAATAAGAAAGAGGCTCGAAGAATGAACTACACGGAATTCAACAAGACGCTACTAACAATGATTCATGGAAAAAACCATAAGAAAATGATTGTGAAATGCTCTGACGGATTATTCGCATTGCATGATGAGGAAACAGGTGAAATAGTGGCATGGGTGAAGACCAATCATGCAACCGTTGAAGACAAGAACCTGCTCCTTGACCAATTGGAATTCATGGAAAAAGTGGTAAGAGAGCAAACCAAAATAATCAAGGATAAAGAACAAAAAATAAACGAGTTGGAAAATATTATTAAACAACAGAAAAAATTAATAGGTGTGTTGTATGAAGCCAGTGGTTTTGATGATTGAAAAAGACTACAAGAACCATGTCTCACCTTACAAGCCCAAACCTTTATGCAGTTGTTGGTATGGTGACAAGATGGTTGACATGTATGCAAGGTTCGGTTTCGAGGAGCATAAGGTAGACTGGAGCAAAGTTTATAAGGGTCATTCGCATTTTGATTATGATGAATTTTACAGTCAGTTTCCAGTAGTTGATGATAATGAAATAGAGGAACTTGAAATAAGCAGGAAAGCACATCATGATTTCCTGTATTTACATTGATTTAATGGTGATGGATTATGATATTAGGCGAAGAAGATTATTGCATATTCGGAGAAGGCTACTGCAAATGGTGCAGGCATTGTCCAGTAAGACATGAGGAGGATGGAGAATGAGTAAAAGCGAAACAGAGGAAGCAAGTTGCATTGTTGATGGCATTGATTTGTTGAAGCATCTTGCATTAATCAAGAAGTATGTTTTCGAGAATGACAAGGAAAGAGCATACTTATGTGCGGATTATATTGAACAGGAACTTCACAAGGTAATCTATGGAAACACTGCAATAGATTGGGATTGGAAGAAGCCATGATATAGGTGGAGCATGAAGCATTTGACAATCATGATATTGCTTGTCATCATATCAGATACTGCTCTTTTAATTGGCACATATTCCCAAAATAATAATGTTTTAATAGTATGTTTATTATTGTATATGGTACTGGTCGCCTGCACTGTATATGATATGTGCATGAATAACCAAAAGATTTAAATACTAAAATATACATATATGATATTAAGGAGTTACAAGGATTAAATCATTAAAGGATATGGTGATAAAAATGAATGAAAAACGATTTAAATTCTATTCTGACGATTATATTATAGGAATAATAGATACTGCAACTGGGGAAAAACTAAACCATTTCGCAACTATCGATTTGTTAAATGAACAACAATCAACTATTTCACAATTGGAAACAGAAAAACAATACTGGAAAAGCAAAGCAATGACATTACTAATGCAAGTCCGCAGACTGACCCCACGAATGACCGACAAAGAAGTGAAAGAATTCGCCAAGGAGTTAGAAGAAGATGAGTGACTTGTTTATGGTATTGGAGACAAAATCTTTCAAAATTCTTGGAAATTGTGCCATTAAAAATTTCAGTCATAGTCAAATATACAAATCATGGCATATACATTTCCAAAATGGTGATGACATGTTCATATATGATAAAAACATTATAAAGTTGGGAATCTATGATGAGGATTTCAATTCAATTGCATTAGCAGTTACTGGTCACTTCAAATATATTAGAGATAATTCGGATGAAAAAGGAGTTAGAAAATGAGTGAAAAAAGATTTTTCACAAAAATCAATGAAACACTTATTATCATTGACAAAAAAGGAAATCATAAAATAAAAGACATGAACAAGGCTTGCGAAGTCCTGAACAAGATAGCCGAAATTAATGAAAAACTATACATGTGTCTTCGTATTGATGATGAGCTTGACAGGGAAAAAATGGAAGCATTGAAGGATGCGGAAACGGAAATCAAATTATTGAATAGTTACCTTGTGGAGAAAGGATTGGCAGAGGATTATATCCAATGGAAAAAGATGGAGTGAATAAATGAAAAAAATGAAAAGAGTAATGGTTGTTTCTGATTGTAAAGATTGTAATTATTTTGAAAAGGAAATATATTATACTGGAAGATTAATCAGACAAAAACATATCTTCTTCAAGTGCAAGAAGTTGAGTTTGCATTGGAAATGGGATGATTTTTTCGATGTTTATGAATACTGCCCACTCCCGAAACATGAGGAAAAAGGGAGTGATGAGTGATGAGTGAATGTTTTTATTGCAATCATTGTTTTAGAGACGACAATTATGGTGAATGTTGTCTTTGTGAAAATTCCGACTATTATACAAGAAGTTGGGATTTAGATTGGAGAATCGTAACCGATTGCAGATACTTTGATGATATAAGAAACAAGGAGTCAGAATGATGAGTGAATTATATGGAGATAAATTGATGTTTGGAGTATGGTTGCTTATAATCTTGCTCATAGCACCTTGTTGTTATACTTTCGTTTACCATAACTTTCAACTTTTAGGATTCTGTATTGGGTACATCATGGGCATTGTAAGTGGAATTATTATACATGGTTTGTATATATTGGAGTGTGATAACTGATGATAACAGTAATATTCTTTATACTTATATATGTTCTAATTATTATGACTCTCGGTTTTTTGATTTATTCATATATTGATTATTTAAAAATCGTTAAAGAAATTGATGAAGTGCTTGAAGATGACGAATAAATGTCGCAAATGTTTAAGACCACTATATGCCTGTAGGTATGATTGTGCTTATGTTGTATGGGAACATTGTACTGCTCCAAAAAAACAATATGAGTCTTGCAGATTTTATATGAATGAAGAAAAAAATTATAAATAGAGTGTAAGCATGAATGAGAAAAGATTTAAATTAATTCAAATTGACGACTATGTTTTTCAAATAAAAGATATTAATAATGATTTGTATCTTGTTGCAGAACAGATTTGCAATTTGATGAATGAGCAACAAGCCACCATCACAGAGTTGGAAAGAAAAGTAAAAAAATATGCAAAAATTGGTGATGAGCAATTAAAACAGATAATAGAATTGCAAGATGAACTTAATGAGTGCAGAGCAAGACCTACACTTGCTACTGATGAAAGAGGATTTGTAAAGGTGGAATATAGATGAGATATGAATTGAATTTTGATGAAGATAAGATTATTGACATTGAAGCAATCGGTGATAATGGTGTCCTTGGTTTAAAGGATTGTTGCAAGATAATGAATGAGCAAGAAGCCATCATCAATGAATTGGAAGAAACTAATAAGGCAATGTATAAAAGACTCAAAGAACAATCAGATATAATCTATCAATTAACCCAAAAATTGGAAAAGCATATGACCGAAAATGAATTGAAGGAATTGATGGAAGATTGGGGTTTATGATGAAAAAAAATATGGCAAACGAAAACATCGAGAAATTGTATGAAGCAATTTCACCTTTATTGGAGAAACAACAACACCCTTTACCGAACAGGGCAATGGTAACAATCAAAATATCGGAAGGAAGCATAGTTATTTATGTTGAACAACAAATCATTATATGAAGGGAAAAAACTTTCGAGATAAAAGATGGAGAGTGTAAGGAATGAATGGCGTGCAAGATTTAGGTCGGATTGATGGTCTTGATGAATACATTGAGAAACAGTTAGCAGAAAAGCAGAAAATCATTGATAAACAACAATCAACTATTTCTGCTTTAAAAGAAGAAAACAACCAATTAAAAAAGGAAAAACACGAATTAACCAAAAAATTAAAAGAATGTTACATGCGATTATACAGGTTCACTTGCAGGTGATGAATTATGAGTGAAAAACAGGACATTATTGAAGATATGAAAAAAGGGATAAAAGAAAACCCCACAACAAAAAAATATCTCGACCGAATGATTGCCGATGGCATTGACGAGGACACTGCATTAGATATCATGATTCTTGCTTGGCAAAACCATAAGAGGTGGAATGATGAATGAACAACGATTTACAGTTGATGGTTTGAATATTCAAGATAACTCTATAAAAGGAAGATTATATTTACTAGGAGAACAAGGAGGGGTTAATGCTTTATGCAATCTGCTTAATGGGTTAAATAATAAAATGAATCGATTGGAAGCAGAGAATGAGCATCTCCGAAAAAGAGTTAAAGCAATCCTTGATGAATTGTATTGCAAAGACAGAAAATTGGAAGAATTGGGAATCCCTATTGAGTGTTGTGATAAAAAATGAGTGAAAAACGATTTGAAATATCAAAAGATAAAAAACGAATATTTGACAATATGACAGATGAATTCCTTGACATTGAAGATGCTTGTACAATACTGAATAAAGGCTTCAATTACCTGATATATCCAATTACAATCTGTGAAGATTTCAACTGGAAGATAATTGCAGAGGAAATCAAGGAAGGTTATGAGGATTTGAAAAAAGTAAAAGAAGAAGGAAAAGAAAGATTTCATAATGAAGAAACTGGACATATAATTGTCATAGAATTTGAAAAGGATATGAAAATATGAATGAACAACGATTTGCTCTTTCTGAATATTCAACAGTATACAGATATTCTGTGATTGATAATATTCAAAAAGGAACATTAAAAGCAAATGAAATAATTATTTTATTGAATAAAATGTCTGATGAAATTGATGAGCAACAAGCCACAATCCAATCCTTAAAAGAAGAGAATAAGAAACTTAGTGACGAATTATACAATTGTGAAAAGTTTCGTTATCAAGTATTCCAAGGATTAAATGAATTAAATAGGGATTGATTCATGAAATTAAATATTAAAATTGACAACAACCCAGTAACCAAAATTAAAAAAGAGGAATGGGATAAGTCTGTGGAATTAATAAGTGTTGAAGTGTGGAAAACATTAATTAAAATAAGGTGTGATTATTAAATGAATAAGAAACGATTCGAGTGTGTTTTCGTTGAAGATGAATTCGGCGGAACTTACCGAAGATTAAAAGACAACAAAACTGGAATAGTGCATATGACTTGTGATGTTGCAGATTTGTTGAACTTTCAAAACACACAAATCAAATGCTTGAAAGAAGAGAATGAGCAGTTAAGGGAAACCAATAAGAGACTTGATGATGATTTGTACAATTGCAGAGCAAACAAGAACATAATAAGCAAAGTATTGAAGTTATGGCAAGACACATTAGCAGAATATGACATCTACACAATCAAAGACTTTAGAAAGTCATTTGAACTTGATGCCAAAACCAATAAGGAAAAAGATGAGAAAATCAAAGAATTACAAGTTAAGGTCTTAAATTTAGAATTAAAATGAAAATATTGCCAATTGATAATTGCACGGATTGTCCTCATTATCGGTGGATTGATGTAAATTATTCCTTGGAGTGTGGATTGACTTGCGAGCAAATTCGGTACAAGGAAATCGGTGCGGAAAAGGCTCTTATGAAATTGTTTAACCAATGCCCTCTTCAAGAGTATTCAATAGATGAAATCAACTTATTAAGTGCTTTTCTTATTGAACAGGGATTGGCAGAAGAATATATCCGATGGAAAGGAGTAGTTGATGAAAATGGATGAGAAACGATTTAAACTTATCAAGGGTGTTAAAAAAGGCACTCATAGTGGAATATGGGATAATCTGAAACAACATAATATGGGAATAGGTGATGAACTATGGATTGGAGAAGTTGTCGCCATGTTGAATGAGGGAGTTGCTATTGTAGAAGAAAACAAGGAACTCAAGCTACAATTGGAGGCATTTAAAGAGAAATTATGTGAGTTGGGAGTGTCTGATGTGAAATTGTATGGGAAAAGATATTCTACTGGATTGGAGGAATGGTTGGAATGAGTGAAAAACGGTTTGTGTGTATTGATATTGGTTACGGTGATGAATGGTACATTACAGACAATGGGGAAAAATTATCTGAAATGGAAATCGTGGATTTGTTGAACAAGCAACAATCCACCATCATTGCTCTTAAAAGGAGATTGGAAAAGATTAATGGAGGCTATGGACTTTTGACACATCGTAATGGACTGACTGCAAACGAATGGGTAATTGAGAGTCAAGAAAAAGAACTGAAAAATAAAGATGACCAAATATCCGATTGGATAGAGCAACATAGCAAGGATATTGTAACAATTGGTGAACAGAAATACACCATCAACCGATTGGAAGAAGAAAAAGACAATATGAACTTGTTTATTAAGCAAACAATAGAACCCTTACTATTCGATTGTGTTTTTGAATTAAATACAATTGAGTCTATGAGTCAAGTTGAATTAGCAGGGAAGATTGAAGATGAAATCATTCCATTCATTCAAGACTCCAAATACTTAAAATACGAAAGTCCTGAAGAAGCGAAACAAGACAAATCAGAATAGGTGGTATTGATGAGAGAGAATAGGATTGTGATAAGTAATACTTTGTTGAGATTGCTTGTTTGTATTGCTACAAGCAGTAGGGGTTGGACTGATAAACAACATGAGTTTATGAGAAAATTGGAAAAGGAGTTGTTTGATGATGAGTGAAGGTGAAATAATTAAAAAAGTAGATGAATTCGGCGAAGAATACTATTCCAAAGAAATCAACATGAAGATTAATTTCAACACTTACAATGATGGAATTATCGAAGAGAATATTGAAATGATGATAATGGAATGCTTGAACGACAAATCATTTGATGAGTTGGGTTGGTTTGAGGAAAGTGATTAGGCATGATTGAAAAAAGGTTCAGTTTCGGAGCAGTCAGTCCGAATATTGCAACAATCAAAGAAAATGACAATTCACTGGATATTGGTGAAATCGTGGACATACTGAATAATCAAGATGAGCAAATCAGACAACTTGAAGAAGAGAAAATCGAGTTGATGGAGGACAATGCCTGTCAATACCGAGAAATCCAAAAATTAGAATCAGAAAATGAACAATTAATGATAAAGACATTCCTTTTTGAAAAAGGAATTACAATCTTCTTGAAGAAGGAAGAACAGATGAAATTGTATGATTATGTGGATTTAGAAATGAAGAGAGAAATGAATAGAAAGATTTAAATAGTAGAATATACAAATATAAGTATGAGAAGAAATCAGGAGATGATATGAATGAACTTAAAAGAAACAATTAGGATTCAAGAAGCACTCTGCATCGACGGATGCTTCAAAATGAAAAGCGTTGCATTGAAGGAAGGCAGGGATGTCATCCTCAAGATGCACAAAGAAGATGTCGGCTCCGTACTCATGGAGTTACTGGAGAACAATGAAACAGTCGAAATTGTCGGCATTGAAGAAAATGTCGAAGTCGGCGAACACGAGACACTTGAAAAAGCAATCGTGTTAAGAGTAAAATTCGTTGGTTAAAACCGACATGGAAAAAGCATGTCGGAATTAAACCAAAAAAAGGAGGTGAAACCTAATGACTGAATTATCAATACAGAAATATGGAGAAATGGGCAATCTTTATGAAAAAGCAGGACCAATAGTTGATTGGCTATTCGATTACATCTACCCGTTCATGATAATGGAAGGAGAACCCATATGGCTAAACGAGAAAATGCTACAAGAAATCAAGGAATGGTTGGAAAAAACAATACAATCAAACAATCCTCTGCAAGACCTCGACCCTGAATTAATGGTATGGGGAAAAAACAAGGACGACCTCAATATTGAAACACACCAACACTTGCTTGAAGAAATCAACAAGGTAGACATGGAAGAAGTCGATGATTATTTCATACTTCTTTATGACATCGATTAAACTTATAATTTTATATATGAATATATACAAATATAATAATTGGAAAGGGGGAATGATACTTAAAAAAAAATTATGGAGAAAACGAACAAAATGATGGAGATAAAACTGAAGATACCGAAAGAAGAAATCATATACGAGGGAAAAGTAAAAAAATCAAAAACAGGACAGGGATATGTGCATATGAATGACCAGTACATAGGAAACAGAGCCTATGTTATAATGCCACAGAAAATGAAAAAAACACCTGAACATTATGAAATAGTAGTTGATGAGATACAGAACATAGGTGTGCATCCGAATAATGACCATACTTGCAAACTCAATTTAAGTCAGAAATATGTTGGGAGAAAATGCATAGTGATAATAGCAGATGATTTTTAGTTGGAATAAATTTAAATAACACTTCTTGACATATTATATAATCAAGCAGGTAAGATTTCGCTCTTGTCTGTACGATTTTTTTTATCGATTCATAATACATTTCTTCCCCAAATAAGCATAAGGGAGCATATTCATGTTCCCTTAACTTTTATTGGATAAACATTAAACCGAAAGGTTTAAATACTATAATAGACATATATAATATCAAGGGATAGATAGAAAGATAACAAACACCCCATAATAAGCATTACTATTTCTATAAATATCCGACTATTTATCCCCTATCACCCCCAATAAATCACAATGATGTTACAAAAAAATAAAAGAAAAAACAGGAAGGAAAAAAATGAATCCCATACTTCATAATATGATAGTTTCAATCTACTTGCTATTGAGTGGAGAAAAACGGTTAGATAAGCAAGTGGAAACCTACAAAAGATTATGGAAACTGATAATTCTCATGGCTTTATTTATATTAACCATGATGGTTGTGTGCTTCCTACTCGTACCAATCGAGTTTCATAGCACACCATTAGCATAAAAAAAAAGATGGAGGAAAAAAATTATGGCATGGAAGACAGAGGACGACTATGAATTTGAAAATAGCAATGACCTTGAATTCTGGAATCCTGAAGCAGGAGACAGTCTTGAAGGAACAGTAAAAACAGAACCTAAAAAAGGTAGTTATGAAAAATACTACTTAATAGTTGAAGATGATGAGGGAAACACTTGGGCAACCACCCAATGTGCCCGTCTTGACTATCAGATTAAAAAGATGAAAATTCAAGAGGGCGAATATGTCCTCATCGAATACAACGGACAGATAGAAGACCAAAACAATGCCCACGATTACAAATTATATGTGGACAGAGATGAATAAGAAAGTGAATAATTTCACTTTCATTTTTTTTATTATGGGAGATATGATATTATGAACATATATGAAAAAATAATGAATGCAAGAATAAAATTCCTTGAATCAAATGTGAAAAAAAGCGGAAGAAACGATTTTCAAAAGTTCAATTACTATGAACTTAACGATATTGTTCCAACTGCAACCCGTATCTGCAATGAGTTGGGCATTTATACCCAAGTTGATATGGGAAGCCAATACTACGGATTCGCCACAATGACCGCAATCAATGTGGACGAACCTAAAGAACAGGTGCATTTCAGACTTAAAATGCCAGAGATAAACAATGCGAACATCAACAATGCATTGCAAGACACTGGCAGACTCGAAACCTATTTGAGAAGATACCTGTATATGTTGTTCCTTGACATCGCAGAGAATGATGAAGTCGATGCAAGCGACAATTCCAAAAAAGAAAAACCTAAACCAAGAAACAAGCCAACCCCTCCACCGAAAAGAACAACTCCGAAAACAAGGAAACTCACAAAAAAACAACAAGAAAAAATGAAAGAAATGAGTCCAGTCCTTAAAGTCATACTTGATGAAATAGGAAAAGACCCGACAATGAAACAAGTCCTTGATAAATTATCAACACTTGAAGAAAATGGAGAACTGGAACATGAACAAAGATTAACTATCGCCAAGAAATTATCTACAATTTAATATTATTTTTTTTGTCTCGAGTGGTGGTGATACATGGAATATATTCCAATACAAGGAACATCATATGAAATAAAAGTAACAATAATAAATGGGAAATACAATTACTTCCTACGACAACAAGGCGAAGAACCATACAATATAGGAACAACAAACAAAGCACCCCTTGAAATAACCAAAATGAGTGAGATTGGAAAATCAATATTCAATCCACTCAAAAACAAGGGATACACTGCAATCAACGACAATGAAAGAAATCAGAAAAGAGATAAAGATTTCAGAACAATCCTTGAAAAACTTGACACTGCAATACGAACAGACCAAGAACAAGAACAAGCGGAACTTGAACAAGCAGAACAAGAACAAAACAAGAAATATGTTGAATGCTACGGCAAATTCCTCGCAAAAAGAAACCAACACAAATACACAACACTCCAATACCTCGGACAAATATGCCAAGGAGCAGGAGTCGGATTAGCAGAGAATGTGTTAAAAGTATATGTTGCCCTATTATTAACAATCCTCGGAGTCAAAGCAACAAACATAATCGCCATAGGAAAACAATCCAGTGGAAAAACCCACTGCCTCGAAAGAGCACTGGAAATGATACCACAGGAATTCGTAGTAAGGGGGGTGCATACAAAGGCATACTTTTTCACCAAGTTCAACGGTCAAGATGTAAGCAGAAGAATATTTTACCTCGGAGACCTCGGAGGAATCAAGGATGACCAAAATACCATCGACACAAGAGACATACTCAAAGAACTCAACACCGACGGGTATGTTGAAAGAGGAATAAACATTGATGGAGAAGCACATGACGAATGGGTCAAAGGATACCCCGCAATCGTCTACTCCACAGTCGAAGAAGACATCATCAATGACCAAGAAAAAAGCCGAAGCACATTAATAAATCCTGGAAGCGTAGACCAAGACAAACTAACCTTATACAATTCAGTCCATGAATCCCCAGGAGAAGACATACACCTTCTTGAAGAAATAAATGAAGACATCATGAGTGTGCAGGGATTAACATGGTACTTGAAAGAAAACATCAATGATTATGAAATATTCAACCCTTACATGTTCAATGTAAGCGAATTCCTTGCAGAAATGGAGGACTTCAACCGTAAAATCAAGGAATTCGACAAGACACTCTTCATTGTCTCATTATTGAACAACCCATTCATACTCGAACATGACATATACTATGACGAGGAAACATATGAAAAAAAAAGAACAAAACTCATCATCGCATCCAAACAAGATGTGTTGAATGCACTTGCAATATTCGACGGAGCAAACAACCTCCTGCCCACAGAAACCGCACTCCTCAAAGGACTCAACAAATCCTACAGAGAATGCGGAATACCCTATGATGATGAAATAACAGTAAGCGAGTATGAGAAGATAGTAATCCAAAAAGGAGAAAAAGACTTATTTTACACAGATGATGATGGAAGCCTGATTGGATGGGACACCCAGTATGTTGAAGAAAAAAAGGAAATACATTATTTCTTCTTCACAGTAAGAAGCATAAGAAGAGCCTATGCCAGTCAATTATGGTACAGGAATGTGAAAAACAAACTCCCCCAAAAACTACGGAAACTCTACGAAAACAAATACCTGATAAAAATAGGCAAATCAAAAAACAATGAAAACATTTACGGATTAGCCCCCAACTTGTCAGAAAAAATAGAAAACAACATACCAAGTTTCGGAGGAGAAAGACTCAAAAAAGGAAAAATGGAATTCCAACGAAAATATCCCTCATTAAACAAGGAATTCACAGAATTCATTGACAAGGACAGGATGAAAAGATGCAGTCATGTTGATTTCGAGATAAATGAATCAACACTCTACAAAGTGCCATGGGATATAAAATTTTAAAAGAGGAGGATTAAATTGGAGAAAATATACGAATTATTATTTGTTCCCAACGAACATTACATAACAATAAAGAAGAACAATGGGGGATACCCCACGAAGATATCTTCTCCATAATCCTGAAGAAATCAATAAGGAAGTGCAGAAACAGGAAGCAACTGATGATTTATTCATAACCAAGTATCCCAATAATGAAAACATATGCACCATAATACTGGATTTTGATAGCAAGGAAAACACTGAAAAAGCCTTTCATGAAACAATGGTGATTCATAATTTCCTCAAATACAAGGGAGTCAACACAGTAATAGTATCCTCAACACACAAAGGATACCACCTGTATATCCAAATTCCCCCAACAAAGTTCGATAAAGAAACATTAGGACTTGAAAGAGCAGAACGGAACAAGGTGTTCAACATATTCACAATGAACATCATAAACCAATCATATTTCCAATTCAAAAGCCTTGACCGAACAAACACTCATGCAGGACTTGGGGGGAACATAAGAATAATCGGAAGCACACACCCCAAGACAAACAAGAAAGTCCATATCATAAAGGGAAAATTCATCACAGATTATGAAAAAATCAACAATGAATCAGGACACTATGTTAAAACAATGTATGAATCATCCAAAAACCAGTACAATATTGAAAAAACAATCAATGAAAAGAAAATACATGAAGACATCATAAAAAGAAGACAGAAATATGGAGCAAAATTCAAAACAGACCCCATAAAAGAAAACGACCTGCGGGAGATATTCCCACAAAAATATGGGGGAACAGTTAAGAAATACGATGGCTACATATTCATGCAATGCCCATTCCATGTCGACCGAGCACCTTCATTGAAAGTCACGAAGGAATGGTTTTACTGCACTGCATGTGGAAAAAAAGGCAACATATGGACACTCATCAAGGAAAAGGAAATAAAGTTATGAAAGTAATTGTGGATTCAAGAGAAACAGGCAAAAGGAAAAAGAAAGCAGAGAAAATATTCGACGAGATTGTAATAAAACAATTGGAGTATGGAGATTATGTGTACAAGGACACTGGCGTCGAGTTCAAGACAGTATCCGATTTCATAAGCAGTGTGAAATCCAAAAGAATGCAGAACCAAGCCGTAGGCTTACGGGAAAACTACAATCATCATTATGTCATAATATACGGCGATGTTCAGAAAACACTCCGACAATTATACCGTACAAGGCACCCGTTCAGTGTGAAGCAGTATCTTGGAGCATTGGCAAGCATCTCCCAAATAACCCATGTGTTGCATGTGGATAATGAGATGCAGGCATTCCGTTTGACGAGGAAACTTTTTGAAAAAAGCACCGACAACAAGAACAGGCTCACAAGGAAACCAACGACCCGTCATGAAAACAAAATAATAACAATATTAACTATTATCGGGAATATTGGTGATGAAAGAGCACAACAACTCGTTAATGAATTCAATATCAGAACAATAGAGGATTTGCTTGAATTAACCTATGATGACATAACAAGTCTTAAAGGCTTCGGAGACAAGACTGCGAAAAAGATACTTAAATACTTGAAGGATTGAAGATACAATGACCTTGCCCAAAAAAATAAAAGAAGACCGAGTGCTTACCCTTATAAAAGCATACCTTGTCCTTAAAAAGAAAGGAACAAGCAAACAGATAGTTGACTTCATAAACTGGAATAATTTCGGAGTGGATATCACAACAAGACAAGTTGACAGGATAATGCACAACAACAGGTACAGGAAATCATCAACAGGAAGATGCAGTATCAAAAACTGTTACGAGTACGAGGACACATCACCAAGAACATATTATATACATAAAGATGAATAGAAAAAGAAATAAAAGAGGAACAACAATAACTTTAATCAAGGAGAACTGGAAAAAATGGTTAAATGTACAGAATGCGGAAGCAACAGAACACAATGGAGATGCAATAACAAAGAGCAGATAATCACAAAATACAAATGCAAGGATTGTGGAGCAATAATAAAAATCCCAATGGAAAACAGGGAAAAAACAGAATTTGCAGAATTCTTCAGTAACCTAATACATGAAATAACAAAGGAAAAAAAACAGGGAGATATAAGATTATCCAAAAATTACACACAATCACGAGATGGAGGATACACAATAACAAAAATGAAAAATGGTGAAACATATTATGTTGGAAGATGCAATACGGAGGAACAGGCGAAAATGATAGTGGAAAAAATGAATGAATGCGACTGGGATATGAAACAAGCGAACAGGATAAGGAGTACAGTGATGAGAAAATGTTAATAGGACAGAAAGAATTAATAAGATTATTCCCTGATTTCAAGGAAGATGTTGGGGGAAACGGGATAGACCTTCGAGTAGGGAAAGTAGAGGGAATCATGCAAGACCACCAACCAATAGGGTGCCTGAATGACGAGAAGCTCGTCCCAAATTATTACACCATTCCAGTTAAAGATGGAAAATATGAATTATTGCCTCATAATTTCTATTTCATGACTGTTGACAGACCGATAAGGATTCCGAGCGGGTACATACAGACCTACCTGTTGAGAAGCACTTTCTGCAGGTGCGGTTTAATCCTTTCCAGTGCCGTCGGCGACAGTGGATTCCAAGGAACACTGATGATGGGATTGTACAATTCAAGCCCCAAGAAAATCACCATTGGAGAAAACGAGAGAATAATGCAGGCACTAACATGGAAGACAGATGAAACAGTAACAGATTACGATGGAGAATACCAAAATAATGAAATCTATGAACGATAAACTCACAAGACTTGAAGAATTGTACCATTGCAGTTTTTTCAAGTATGAAAAAGCAGATGTTAATTTTTTAAGGCTCTGCACCAAGAACAAGGTAAGCATGAACAACCTGATACATATCAAGCACATATTATCCAAGCATGATTACCAACCCTATTGTTTTGAAGCAATGGATGACACATTATTCATCACCTTCTATGAAAAAAAGTAGGCTACTGCGACGATATTACAAGGAACTTGCAGAATTATCAAGGTTGAAAGAAGAGAACCCCGAAGAGTACTCACAAAAGTACCGTGACAAACTATTCCAAATAAAACAACTAATACGATACAACAGAATAATAACATACGAATATGAAGAATGAACTACACTGACTCATTAAAAGAAGCGAAAAAAATACAAGGAATAAATCTAAAAACAGATGAAATCCCCATAACAATCTATATGAAAAACAATGGAGACATCCTCCAAGTATGCTTCATAGAAAAAGAAACAATAAACCATCTCATAATAATTGAAATAATGAACCAAGGAGAACAAATAAGAATAATACCAAAAAACAATATAGAATACATAAGCATACATTATTTCATAGAAGAAGAAGAGAAAAGCGAACATATTAACTTATACCAGTGATTAACAATGAATGTGCTAAACAACAACGGAGAAACAGAACCCTTCAACAGTAAAAGAATAAGACAGAAAATCCTTGAAGAAACAGAACTCGACAAGGACGAAGTAAACAAGATAACAAGAAGCGTGCTTAACACTATCAAAGAGAACTACACTGATGAAGTAAGCACAAGTACAATCAGAGCATTAATCAACCAACAATTAATCAAAAGAGGCTTGACCACCGAGGAAGAGAAATCAAGAAAACTCGGAATGAGTGTTCAAGACTTCGAAGACCTGCTCGTCAATGGTTGCAACGACAATGCCAACATCGGATTCAGTCCTGAAATGATAGCCAAATATGCCTATGACAGCATAGCGAAGGAGTATGCCTTGTTGAAAATGCCGACTGAATGTGCAGAGGCACACAAGCAAGGATTAATCCACATACACGACCTCGAATACTACAACACAAGACCCAACTGCATGAATTATGATTTGCGATTCTTCGCAAGGAACGGCTTGAAAATTGATGGAAAAGGAGACATGGGGAGTGTAGCCAATCCTCCAAAAAGCATTGAAGTCCTATTGAACCATATGCTCCAAGGGCTCATGGCGGGAGCGACTGTGTTCAGTGGAGGACAGGGCTATGTGAACTTCAATACGCTATTGGCTCCGTTCTGCCGTGGAAGAACCTACAAGGAAATCAAGCAAGCAATACAGGGCTTCATCTTCAACTGCAACATGAGTCTCATCTGCCGTGGAGGACAAGTCTTGTTCAGTAGCATCGCATTGGATTTAAGTTGTCCGCCAGTATTGGCTGATGAACCTGCAGTGAGTTTCGGAGGAATAACAAGCGGAACATACAAGGATTATCAGGAAGAAGCGGACATGATATTTCGAGCAGTATGTGAAGTCAGTAACGAGAAAGACGGCGAGAATGCATGGCACCGTTTTCCAAATATAATGTTCAACATCAGAGAAGGAGACCTTGACGAGTACAAAGGCACCTGCAAACTCCTGCACGAAACTGGAGCAAACAATCCGACCATCTACTACAACAACTGCACAGGGATTGAAAAAAGCATCATGGGTTGCAGAACCGCATTGCCTATGAATTATCGTGGAACTTATGAAGAGGATTGTGTGAATACTGGAAATTTCATGTACAATACAATCAACCTGCCTTTAATCGCATTGGAGGTTGATGGAAACCTTGAAAAATTCTACACCAAACTCAACGAGGTTTGTGAAATATGCTACAAGAGCCTGTTGCATCGTAGGGAAACAGTCATTGACATAATCTACAACAAGCACATAGCAGACTTCCTGCTCCAAAAAGACAATGAAACAGGCGAGCCTTTATGGGATATTGACAGAACAACAATCACCCTCGGCTATTGCGGACTTAATGAAGCCTTGATAGTTCTGACTGGAAAACCAATCACTGATGAAGCAACCGAGGACTTGGGTGTTGAGATAATTGAGTTCATCAATATGAAAAAGGAGGAATTCCACAACCGTGACGGTCTTCGTTGGAGTGTTATTGCCTCACCTGCCGAATCTACTGCACATCGTTTCGCAGAAATAATCAAACAGAAATATCCGAAAGCAACAGTGCAAGGAAACAAGGACTACTATTACCTGACCAACAGTCACCATATCCCAGTTAGCAGTGGTGTTCCTTGGATAGACCATATCCGTAATGCAAGGAAGTTCCACCATTTAAGCATGGGTGGAGCATTGTTGCACATATGGAGCGGAGAAGTATGGTCTGACCCAGTGGCTATATGGAAACTGAACAAGAGGATACTTGAAATGGGCAATCCGATATTCTGGGCATACAGTAAAGTCTTCACTTTCTGTCGTGAATGCAAGTTCACCATCAACGACAAACTTGATGTGTGTCCAGTATGCGGAAGCCGTAATTTAAGAGTATATGACCGCATCACTGGTTATTACCTGCCAGTAGACACTTATAACAACGGCAAGAAACAGGAATTCAAAGAAAGACACAGACATGTGATTACAGAAAAAAAATGACCCCACGAATACCCTATTACAAGAAAGGATTCAAGATAAATGGTGACTGGATAAGATTCTCCGAAGGAGGCTTTGATGAATGGTGCGTCTACATCAACAACAGTATCCCATTGGATAAGGATTATTTCACCAGTCTTGAAGATTTGAAGAACGAGTATGGAAGAGACCTTGTCTACTCTTCCTTCCAAAATGTCTATGATGGTGTCCATGGCGACTGGACACGGAAGGACAGGGAAAGATGCTATATCTTATGTGAAAAAACAAGCAAGGATTACAATAAGCCCACACTGTTATTGTGGATAACATTGTACATGACCATGCTTGCAGAGGAGAAAAAGAAGAAGGCAATACTTGGGAAAAAGATAAAACGGCTTGGAGTATACAACCTTTTATATGACGAGTACCCCATTGATTATATTGTGAAGTACATGAGGAATATGAGATGGTACAAGTTGAAGGAACTGATGATACAGAGAGGAATATATTATGACAAGTAAAGAAAACATAAGCAAAAAGTATTTCAATAATTGCAAACCGAGAGAGTTAGCAGAGATAAAGTATGTGACACCACAAGGTCACAAGGTTGAAGCATTCATATGCAGAAAACACAACAGATATCTTGGAAGCCTCTACATAACCAGTGTCGATGGAGAGAAGACTGGGCAGTATGTTCAAGGAATGCCCAAAATCCATTACCTTGACAATTACCACATGTTGAAATCAAGCAAGGGCTATATGGAAGCTTATGAAAAACTTGACGGAACCAACATCTGCCTGTACGGTTTGAAAAACAAGGATGGCGAATTATTGGAAGTTGTGCCGAAGACAAGGAACATGGGTTGCCTCGACCCCAACTTCCAAAACATCTACAATCAGGCAGACACTAAACTTTTCACAGACTGGATAAGGATTCATAAGGATTATTCAGTTTTCCTCGAATTGTACGGAATGGGCAACCCCCACATGATTAAGCATATGGGTGTTCATATAGACACTGCATTTCTTGGTGCATTCAATGGAGAGGATTTCGTGAATGATGTGATTTATTTCAGTATGAAAAAGCCTCGCAGGTTTTTCAAGATTTATGAAATGAGCACACAGAAAGGAAATTATACTGGCTACTATGTAGATATGACTGGCTTGTTAATACATTATGGAGCATATCTTCAAGGAAATGAAAAGAACCTTTCACGATATGACACATTGGACGAATGTGTTGAATATATGAAGACCGTACTTGAAGAATTGAATAAGAAATACCAAGAGGAAAACGGAAGAGTCGCAGTTGAAGGAACAGTCATCAACGGACTCAACACAAGAACCAACAAATTCACCTACATCAAGGTCAAGCCAACAACCATAGAAACAATCCACAGAAGCGAGAACGGAATACCAAGACAACCAATAATGAAGGAAATCATGAAATACCTGGACGAACACGACTCCACCGTCAAGGAAACATGGGAAAACAACCCATCAAAAGTGATGAAATACATCAACGACAATCTCGCCGAAACCTACGACCAAGCCATAATAACAAAATCCCAAAACAAGATAAAAAGCCTGTTCGAAAAAAAACTCCACCCCTTGCCAACACCAACAGAAATCAAGGAAATCGGGGACAAATTAATAAAAGAAAATCCGAACAAGAACATCACCGATTTGATGAGACTGTTCGGACAACAATACCCACACATGAAAAAGAGCGGAGGAAAACTGTACCAATATTTAGAAAGCAGATTATAAAAAAAATAATCTGTTTTCCCCAAAAAAAACAATATTTTTAAATAACACAAGGAAAAATAAACAAGAAATAAGAATGGACAAGAAAACACTAAAAAAAATACGGAAAATGAAACCCAACGAGAACATGCACATAACTCTCGAAAATGGAACAAAAGCAGAATTAATCTGCATGGAAAAACTGTACTACCTATTAATCACACCAACAGAATGGAAAGAAATATCATACAATGAAATACAAAATAGCCGAAGAACAAATAACAAACATTCGAAAATATAAAATAGACGACCTGCTCATTTTCAAAAAACCATACAAAAACAGGTTGCACATAACACTCAAAAACAAACAACAACACCTCATCAACACGGAAGACTACACATACATAAGCCTGTCCCATAAAGGATTCCTATTCATACAAGACAAGCCTTATAAAATAAGACCCATAATGCTACAAGACATAGCAGAAATCAAAACCGAATGAAAAAAACGGAAAACTATTACAGAACACAAAGACTCCTAAACAAGTACAAGACAAGACAACCTATGGAAAAATGGTCCACAGAATCCTACACGGAAGAATCCAAAGAAAGAAGGATAAAAGAATACCTCCGAATAAGCAATTATTACATGGACAGGATGAAACTTGTCGGAACACAAAGAAGAGACCTGCAATGGATAATAAAAAACATACCATTGCAAGACCTTAACAGAAGAGCAAATGCGGAGAACATCATACTCTCATTATGCATTTATATAAGGAAATCCTATAATTCCAATTTCAGATGGCATGAATATGCCATAATCAAAGAAACAGGACTCGACTGCCAAACAATATTGACAGTAATAATGAACTTATGCATATGGTATAGCAAGAAAGTTCCGTTGCCAAGGACAGAAAAAGTTGACAAGAATGGAACAATTGTGGAAGACATTTAATCACTATTCAGTATAACTGTAGTATATAATAGGGAATCATATATCTCCAATGAAGAGCAAATTCAAATTAAGACACGGACGAAAAGCATACATATACCCATTAAGCGACCTCCACCTTGGAAGCCCTAACTGCAACCTCGAATACTTCAACTACTGGGAGGAAACCTTCCAAAAAAACAAGAACAAGAACAAAGTGATATACCTTCTTGGAGATTTGATAGATTTCCAATCCTTGAAGGTGGGGGCATTCGACACAAGCCTGACTGCCGACGAGCAGATACTCCAACTCATAAAACTCCTCAAGCCGTACAAGAAGCATATAAGGTACATGACACTGGGAAACCATGCACGAAGACCCAAGAAAGACTTCAATCTTGACATCGGACATATCGTGGCAGAACAATTGGGAGTCTCCTACAACAAGAGCGAATTTTTTGATGCATTAACAATAAACGGAGAGGAATTCACAATCTATGGCAAGCACGGAACCAAATTCAGCAACAGGATAGACCTCGCAGAAGGAGGAATGGTCAGAGACACCCAACAGATAATGGCAAACCTCTTACTTCAAGGACACAACCATTACTGCAAGGGATTCAGTAGACCAGTAAGCACCAAGGACGGAATAAGACGGAAATATTATGGATTCACGGGACACTTCCTCCAATACCGTGGAAGTTATGCACAGGACAGGAACATGCCCCATAATCCTGAAGCATTCATAAGGTTCAGTGTGAACCAAAACCTTAATGTGAGTTGGGAGGAATACAACATAGATGAAAAAAGACGGGACTTATTAAAATAAGAAATAGGAAAGAAGTTATGAAGCTCACCATACAAGAAATAGCGAAACTAAAATCAAGACCACAGGAATATTATAGGAGCGGGGATTATCCTAAATATATAGTAACACAGATAACAGATGGGATAACTGAATTTCATGAAGCCAAAAAAGATTATGATAAATTGATGGACAAGATGTTCAATGGCAAGGAGGATTTGTATTCCGATGAATGCTTGACATATTACATGAGGCTTGATGGGAATATGGAGGAGGCAGATGACAGGTTCGGTATTTTAAAAAACATAATAAACAATTTATATGATTGGGATAACTTATCAAGAAGAAAGAAAGAGGAGTTGATTAATCTTGCATATGATTGCAAGGATTATACTGAGGGGAGAGGTTATGATTCTTATGATTTGATTGATAAAATATATTATGAGAATATGAAAACGGATAATGGGGTATCAACAAAGGAATATCGTGAGACAACTACTGAATTATTAAAGCCTTTCAGAAAACTTGATAATAATCTTGACAGGTTGATAAGAAAATACAGTTTCAACCAAAACGAATAACCGAAAAGTTTATATACTACAATAGACAAATATATAATTAGATAATAATAAAGAGGTTGATTATATGTCTATAAAAGTATTGAAAACAGATTTAATACCATTCAAAGAATATGGAATCGGATACAATGATAAAATCGAAGAAATAATTTCAGAAAAAGAAAGGACAGATTTATTCGAAATAATAAATGTCACAGAAAACAACAACCGAACAACAATAACCTACAAACTCCTATAAGTGATAATATGACAGTAATAATTGAAAAACTCAAAGTAACAAACAAATGGTTTTCAATATGGCTAATGTATGTCACAGGAGTAAATCTGAAAAACCACTGCAAACAATGTCTGAAAGGACATACAAGTAAAAAAATAAACAAGGAAACCAAAAAACTTGAAAACATCAAACTGGACGAAGCAAAATCAAAATACTATTACCTCTGCGGAGTAGTAAGCCCATATTCCTGGGGAGATAACTTCCACTTGGCATGGAAAGAAAAAAAGAATGAAAAAATAGAATACGAATCAAACGGAATCTCCATTAAACTTCGAAATGCCGAAAGAATAAATTTTTCAGAGGACGATATAAATTTTGAATTAGAACATTCCGACAAACTCGAATATTATTCTTGCAGAAACTGGCAATTCGCAAACAAAATAGTCAAAGAAGATGAAAAAAAGAAAAACAAGAAAGAAAAGGAGTTGACAGAATGGATGAAACAATAAGATTCAAAATTGGAGAAATTGTCGGATACTGCCCCGAATGCAATAAAAAACTCGTCGTCCGAAAAGGAAAATATGGAACATTCATAGGATGCACAGGATATCCTGAATGTACAAAAACATTCAATATCAACAAATATGAAGTTCCCGATTACATATATGAAATAAGAAAACTTGATAATATAAACACTTATGACGAACTCAAAAAAATAATAAACACCACAGACAATGAACTAATCAAAGAAAAAGCAGAAGAAAAACTGGCAGAAAACAACTACTGCACTTGTGGAGAAAAAATAAAATGCCGAAGAGTCAAAAGACTAACAGAAAATTATCAAGATTACCATAAAGAATATTACTGCAAAAACTGCGGAACATTCATAATAAGAGAAACACCGAAATATAAAAAATTCGAAAGAATGGGAAAAATAAAAAACTAAAATGACTACAATTATTGAAGAAATCAAAATCGAAAAACAATGGTCTTTCATATGGCTAATGTATGTAAATGACATAGACCTGCGAAAACATTGCAAACAATGCCTAAAAGGATACACGAGTAAAAAAATAGGAAAATGGACGAAACATAAGAAGAATATTAAACTAAACGAGTCAAAAGCAAAATATTACTACTTATGCGGAGGCTCATACCCATATATATGGGAAAACAATTTCCACTTGGCATGGAAAGAAAAACTGGGAAAATCATTCGAATACACATCCAATGGAATCACAATCAAAGTCAAGAACGGTGAACGGATAGAATTCAGTGAAAAAGACATAGAAAAAAACCAAAAATATGCCAACCGTTCAGAATACTATACTTGCCGTAACTGGCAATTCGCAAACAAAGTCAAGAACACCATCGACCTTGAAGATGGAGAAGAAGAAATAAACTATCAAACCGAATTAATATAATACTATTATGGATAAGAAAACACCAACATTAAAAATAAACGAAATAGCACAACTGAAATCCAATCCTGAAGAATACTATAAAAAACAAGCAGAAGAAAGAATAATCAAACACCCCGTAACCGAACATGCAAGATATATAGGAAATACAGGAACATGGAGCAAATACATAGACCCTATAAGTGAAGAGGAAATGGATGAACTCACCTACAAGGACGGAACCAAAATAAGATTCCTTGCAGGAATTGCAGAAATAGTAACCCCTGATGGTGAAACAATAAAATACGAAGGGAACGACAGGATTGGCTTTTACGAGGAAGGTTATGAAACATTCGAAAACGACCAAGGTTCCGAAATACGAAAACGAGAAGAAGAAGAGACTAATCAAGTAGACTCAATAATAAATAGAGATGTACATACTAGCATCTGCACCAGTTTCCTTGATAATGCTAATGGAAATGGGGAATATGGGATTTCAGATATGATAAAAGAGATTAGTGATATAAGAGCCAAAAAAGGACCTAACTCACCACAAGAGCAGGAAATTATAGAAAATTATAAAGAATTATTAAATGAAGGTGGCAATATATACAATAGTGGAACAGTAGATAATGAAACCATTATTGATGAAGTGATAGAAAATTCCCTAAATTTTGATGAAACCTGCAAGAATAATCATTTTGATTCATCATTTTTAACCGTGGAAAAAACAAAGGAAACACCTAATCTGAAAAAAGGCATTGAAGTGAATGATGACTGGAAAACAGAAATGAACATGGCAAATGATGATTTCCTAATTGATACAGTAAGAGGAATTGACGATTACGGAAATGAATTAGGAAAAAATAGTGGATGGACAATTATCACAATGAGAGAAGGAAGCAACCCTGCAAACTGCGGAATAGATTTATCAGTACCATGTAGTGCAACATATGGATTCCCAGGAAACCCTAACGGGTTCTTCTTAACCGCACCTGGACAAAAATTCGAAAACAGAATAATTGATGAAAAAAACAAGTTAATAGTAAGAACACCATACCAAACAGGCATGGAAAGACACATATGGGGATAAAAATTTTATCCCATATTTTATGATTCGTTATGGATAAGATAAAAACAGAAAGCATAAAATTAAGCAAATACAATCCAAGAAAAATCAACGATGACGACCTTAAAAAACTGATGAAAAGCATAGACAACTTCGGATTCGTAGACCCAATAATAATCAACCTGAAAAATAACCAAATTGTAGGCGGACATCAAAGGTTCAAGGTCATCAAACAGAACAACATAAAAGAACTCAACCTCATCAAACTTGGAGACATCGGATGGGCATTCCCCGAGACAAAACTTGAAATCAAGGACGAAACACAGGAAAAAGCATTAAACATCGCATTAAATAAAATCCAAGGAGAATGGAACAATTCCAAATTAGAAGATATTCTTGTTGAACTAAACACTAATGACTTCGACATAGAACTCACAGGTTTTGATGAGATAGAAACTCCCGAGTTTGAGGAACTGTACTCTTTTCTTGATGAAGATGAAATAGACAATGCAGATGGAGTTGATTTCAGACCTAAACACGAGAAAGGAAACTTAAGGAAAAACACTTACAACCTAACAATACCACCATACAAGGTTAACTTAAGCGAAGAGGAATACTACAGGCTCAAGGACTTATATAATGAGCATTTTGAGTTAAATGGCAGTGAAGACCTTTTCGTTACATTCATAATCAAGAATAAATTATTATGAGCAATGTGGAAAAGATAAAACTGATTGACTTGGAACTTGCAGACTACAACCCTCGCCAAATCTCCGACAACAACATTGACAAATTAAGGAATAGCATACACAGTTTCGGATTCGTAGACCCAATAATAGTTAACCTCAAAAACAACAGAATCATAGGAGGACACCAAAGATACAAAGTATTGATGGAAGACTATGACAACAATAAGGAACTGAACATATACAAGTTAGGAGATATTGGTTGGGTATTCCCTGATGAAGACATAACCATCAAATCAGAAGAAGATGAAAAAGCATTGAACATCAGTCTAAACCAAAATAACCTGATGGGTGAATGGGATAATGAAAAACTCAAGGATATCTTCAAGGACTTGAATGATGTTGATTTCGACTTGGAACTCACAGGATTCGACGATTTCGAAATCGACTTTTTCCTTGATGATGACTATGAAACATTCAATTACCAATATTTACTTGATGAAGATGATGAAGAACCTGATGAGCCTGAAAACGAAACAGAAGAAGGAACCAGTAAGGATGCAATTCCAAGTCTTGAACAGGAAAACAGTCCAATAATTAAAGAACCATCAACGGAAGTGCAAAACAAAATAGAGGAACTCCGAAAAGAACAGGGACAACAAGACATTAATACAGATGAGACTCTGAAAAAACTTCTGAAAAAAGAAGAAAAAGAGATAGATTATGCAGATGTTGTGCCTGATGATTATGTTGATGTCAAAGGAGACAATGCCAATAAATCATATGTTGTAAGCATAGGATTCGATACACATGAAACTGCAAACCAATTCCTCCAATACATAAACTACCACAGATTAATGAAAAGAGATACGCTCCAATTCATGTGGACGGAATTAAACATAGATATTGGGGAACTACTTGAAGAAAAAATAAAAAACCAAAAAGAACAGGAGGAATTACAAGACATAGAATCCTATGGAATATGGGATTATTATGAAATCTGAATAGTTAATACAAAAAAATGGAAAAATGAGATTATCAATACAAGAACTCGCCTTACTGAAGACCAACCCCTCAACTTATAAGACACACATACTACTCAAACAAATAAGAGAACTCATAAAACCATCAGTACAAGAACTTACCAAAAACAAAGCCGAACAGGACTTCCTGCTCAACACAATACCACAACAATACAAGGAAGCCTACCATACTCATAAATTCCAAGCAGACACTGTTGACTTGTTCAGTACAGACGGCACAACCTCCATAATGAACAACAAACACGGGTATCCACCACAAATACTCAAAGACAAGCAAATACTTCTCGGAACATTCAACCAAAAAGACCTTGTCCTTGAAGACATAACCGATGCCATAGCCTGCCAAGACAAGTACGATATGAAATACGGATTATACATGGGCACTGATGGACTTATGATAATCAAACACGAACCAATCTACCAATCAAGAAACCATACAAAACACAATACACAACTTAAAAACCAAGTGCGAATGTGGAACATGGTAGAAATAGACAACCCAGTCAAAGAATCAACACGAACAAGAAGAGCATACCAAAACTTCAGAAACGGTCGGATAACAAACAGTGAATACGAACAAGTACGAGAAACTGAAACAAGAAACCATATCAAGAACAATTCAACCACTCTTTCATCCTCCTTGGAGGATTATTTGAATGAAAGCAGTGAAGTAGATTTCAAAGTCAGATACAATTCAAGATTATGAACAAGAAAACAATATTAAGCATACAAGAAATAGCAAGCCTTAAAAGCGGAAGAAAAACATTAGAGGAAATCATCAAAACCCATGACGGAACAAGCATGGGAAAAGTAAGACCTGCAATAGCCGAATATGTTGAAGAATACTCATTAAGCCCATTCAGAGAAGTCGGAGTCATGAGCGATGATAAGGAAATATATCATTTCCAACATATCAATAATGAAAATCCTTCACAAGAAGAACTGGAAAAATTAGGAAAAACAGGCTTGCACATAATAAGCACAATATCCGATGATGATGCTACTGATTTCGGAGCATTCTACCCATTTCATGGAGATAGTATGAAGGATTATAATTACATGCCATGGGAGGATGACCTTGAAACATTATTCATGAAGAATGCGAAAGGAGAATATATTGTCCAATCACACACAACCGTATCACCCACAGGACAATCAGTAACTCTTGTTAAAAATAATAACTTCAATGAAGACAATCAGGAAAATGTGAAAAGAATCTTGAAGGAGATGAATGATGAAATCGATGAGAATAATAACAGGATAGATGTAGCGGGAATCAACCATCTCATCATGACCAAATATGCACCAAGATTCGAGGAACAGAATATCAAATTAAGAATCCAAGCTAATTCAAACATTAAACAAGAACCTCCATCACAGGACATGATGGATTATTATGAAGATGTGGAACGTTTCTTGTATGAAACAGACGCCACCTTTGATGACTATATGGAGGATTGGGGTGAAGGACCTTATACAAGAGAAGATGCGATGAGAGACTACGATTATGGTTTAGGCGGACCATACTGGGCAGGAGATTAAAAAAAAACCAAAAAAAGTAGATGAACAGATAAAATGAAACTGAAACATTTAATAAAAGCAATAGAAAACGAAATAGTTAAGCATCCAGTAACAGAACATGCACGACAAGTAGGAAGCACTGCCAAGATTACTGAAAATGATGATGATGATGAACTTTACATAAAAGAATATTCATATTCAGATGGAACAGTAATTAGATATGAAAATGGAGAACCATCCTCAATCACAACCAAAGATGGAAATGAAATACCTTTCCTTGCAAATTCTAAAAACAGGGACATTGGAACAGAAGGTTCAAATGTTGAAAAAGGAGTACCTAAATCCTTTGATTATATTTCAGAAGCATTCCTAATGGAAGAATCAGGACAAGCCGTACCAACAACAAGTGTAGAAGAAGAAGGTTATGGATTTGAAACCAGTATCCAAAATGCAGTGAAACAATCTGAAAATAATAAAAAAGCAACCGAAATCAAGGAAAACTTCAAAAATAGCGAGTTTGAAGACTACATAATAGATAATTATGATGTTAATAAGGAAGAACTGCTTGATTATGCAATTAATGAGTATGCAGAAACTGTTAGAACAAACAGTTTTGAAAATGCAGACAGTTTTGTCACATTAGAAATCTCTTCAAGTGAAGATGTCACAAGAGGAATAGTGCAAAATGATTCTTTCAAATTTGAAGAAGCAACAACATATGGCTTCAAAACAGGCAGAGGTTGGCAAGTTTTCACTATCAGAGAAAAAGGAAACCCTGCAAACTGCGGAGTGGATTTAACAAAATACACAAACCCTCTCGCTTATCAAGAAGGTCCTGACAGTCCCGGATTATTCATGACTGCTCCTGGTCAAAAATTTGAAAATTTATTAATAGATGAGCAGAATCAGATTATAATCAGAAAGCCATACCAAGCAGGAATGGAAAGACACATATGGGGATAATAATCCCCTCCCCCTATTTATTTAAGAATCATAAGCAACAAATACAATCTCGGACTCAACATGGCATAAAAAAATTATGGTTAAACTTGAATACATTATAAAAACAATAGAAAAAACTTACAGTCATAAGCCACACCTACAAGACTTGCCTTATGACTTAAGAGTTCAAGACCCCGAACTATTACAGGAAAGGATAGATGCCTGTGATGAAAAAATAAGAGAATCAGAAACCAAAATCCAAGAGATTACAGAAGCATTGGATTATGACAAGAAAATATATAAACAAGCACAAATAGATGAACTCCTTGACAATTGCAGAGAATTCATAGATGGAAAATACAGTGAAAAAGCATTACTGGAAGCCATTGGCGAAGACAAAATGTTCGGAAAAAGACAATATGACATCCTGATAAATAACATCAAAAGCATACACCCCGACTTTGAAGCCAATGGAAAAAACCACCCATTAGACCTTGAAAACATTAATGATTGGTACAATAACAGGGGCTTCGGACAAAAACATAGTGAACTGAAATGGATTAATGGGATGTTGACAATGTTTGATGGTGACAATCAAGGAACATCAGGACCTGCAGGGGTTGGATTAGCACCTTGGACAAAATTCTTAAGACAGGAAGCAGAAAGAACTGGAAACCCATTGCTCATAGAAGCAAGAGAACATTCCCATAAGACAAGCAGAATAGCAGAACATTCTTCAACAGTATTATGGGGAGCAACCACAGAATATAAAGAAAAAGGTTACACCTCAAAAGATTTAGACATTGAAAAAACCAAATTGGAAGATTATAAAATTGAAAGGAGCAGAGCAGAACAGAAAAAAGCCGAAGTAACTGAAAGGAATAACAATCCATAAAACAAGTATATGGGATTCAAAAAGTATGGAAGAGCAAGGACAAGGAGAAGAACCAACAAGCAAAATTAAACAAAATTACTTATCTCCAAGATGGAGTGGCGAAGTGTGTGATTGTAGCATGCCAGTAGCACTTGACACTTATAACACTTGCAGTTATAATTGTTTATATTGTTTCGCATTCTTCCAAAAAAGCCACACGGACATAAGTTACAAGTATGACCTCAACAATAGCAAAAACCGTGAAGTAAGGTCAGTCAATCCTGAAAAAATAAGAAACCTATTCACTAACTGCCTTAATGACGACCCGCAGACACCTGCCGAGAAACAGATGTACCCGTACATCAAGGACAGGGTGACAATCCAATGGAATGGATTAGCCGATGGTTTTGATGAGTGGGAAAGACAATTCGGAGTAACCCTTGAATTGTTGAAGTTCTTTGATGAGATAGATTATCCGTTAAGCATGGGAACCAAAGCGACATGGTGGACAGAAGACAATCGTTATATGAAGTTGATGAAAAAACATCCTCACAACTGGCACATGAAGGTAAGCATCAACACACTTGACGAGCAGAAAGCATTGGCGATGGAGGAATACTGTCCAACACCACATGAACGATTGGAAGCAATCGGCAGACTTACAGACCTTGACATGCATGTCACCCTCCGTTTAAGACCATACATCATAGGATACAGTGAAGATTATCCAAGACTCATACATGAAGCAAGCAATCAAGGAGCAGATAGCATAGTCACGGAATTCCTATGCCTTGACAACAGAGCCACACCACAACTACTTGAAAAATACTCCAAAATGAGCAAGATAGTGGGGTATGATATAAGGGAGTTTTACAGGAAAAACAGTACCAACCATATCCTGATGAGGCTCAATTACAAGATAAAAAGACCAATCATAAAGAATATGAAAAAAGTGGCACATAATCATCATATGAGGTTCTATGTCAGTGATGCACATCACAAGGAGAAATGCGACATGACTTGTTGTTGTGGAACACCCCCACATATGAAAACCTATAAGGGACAATACAATCATGCACTAACTATTGCCAAACAAAAAAAAGACCATATAGTCTATTGGAAGGATATCGAACCATATGTGAACCGTTACATGAGCCATTTCAAATGGTATGACAGTGTAGGATTCAATACAGGATTCAGTCGGACAAGGGTCAGACGATGGAATCAGACAATGGCAGATTATCTTCGTGAGATATGGAACAATCCGAAAGATACGAAATCACCATACAAATACTTTGATGGAGTATTATATCCTATCGGGTTAGATGAAAAAAATAATGTCATCTATAAATTGAACATTAAAAAGATGAAAAGTTAAAAAAAGATGGTTAGAGTCAAAGACATCATTAAAGCAATAGATGATTACCTTCAAAAATGTCCTGCCACACAACAAGCCAAAAAAATAGGAGCGACTGGAAAATGGACAACAGAAATAAACGAGATGGGCGAAACAATCAATGTAATAACCTACGATGGTGGAACAACCATAAAATTCAATGAAAGAGGGATTGTCGATTACTACAATGAAACAGAAATATTCTACCCCAATATGGATATAAATTTATATGAACAAGGAGAGAATATTGATTATAATCCAAAATACGCGAAAGGATTATATGTTGATTTCACCCATTTCAAAATGAGTGGAATGGGGATGAAATTCAATGAATATCTGCGAGGAAAATGCACAAAACAAGAATTTTATGATTTTCTTGAAGACAAGGTAGGTGAGGGTACAACATCATTATGGGGGTCATTATTCTCCAAGGGAATGACTGGCAAGGAAATTGGAGACTTTTTCATAAAAAACCATCAAGAATATGAACGAATATGCAATGAATCAACATTAAACGGATATGGTGATTTCATCACTGCAAGACAGGTTAACAGGTTACATGACAATGACAACATCAACAAGAGAATAGTGTCTGATAAAGGATATACAAGCAGTACAATAAGAACAGATGACCTTTCATCCATAAATTACTGCCTTAACATAGACCCCGACAACAGTTGGACAATCATAACAGAATACCATAATGGAAACCCTGCCAATCATGGAATAGCATTAGGATATGCAGAAATCAAGAACGGCTTCCAAGATTGGGATGAGGTAATCACTCCCCCTTATCAGAAATTCAAAAGAAATATCATAGATATGGATAACAGGATTATAGTGCAAGAGGCATATGAACCATGAAAATAAATGAAGAAAAACTTTATCCACAATACAAGCAAATCCAAAAAACCTGCCTTGAACAAGGCACGCCAATACCTTATTTAATAAGCCCATATCATATTCCTGAAGAGTATAAATATTCATATCATGAACTGAAACTGCTTAACATCAACAAAGAAGAGTTAAAGAAAAAAGAAGCATTAAGGAAAAAGAAAGAATATGAAATAACCAAAGAAATAATAGATAGTACTCTGATGGATTTATGGTTAGATGAATTAACTGAATTTTTAAGACAGAACAAACAATTTAAAAACATAATTGATGAATAAAAAAATATTGAAAAAGGAGAGCATAAAGCAATGGCAAACAAATTCAAAAAAATAAAATTAATAGACATACAACCTGCGGATTACAACCCAAGGTTCATCACCACAGATGAACTCGACAAATTAGCGAACAGTATCCATTCATTCGGTTTTGTAGACCCAATCATAATAAACCTGAAAAACAATCGAATTGTTGGAGGACACCAAAGATACAAAGTATTAATGGAGGATTATGACAACAACAAAACATTAAACCTTGTAGAACTGGGAGATATTGGATGGGCATTCCCTGACTCTGACATAAAAATAGAAACAGATGACAAGGAAAAAGCATTGAATATAGCACTCAACAAGATACAAGGTGAATGGGATGATGTGAAACTTGCAGAATTATTCAAAGACATAGATGCAGATGAAGGATTCGATGTAACACTTACTGGTTTTAGCGAATTTGAAGTAGAGGAAATGCTCTTTGAAGAAGATGGAGAGCTCTTGGAAGATTACTTCATAGAATCCCCTGACAACCCAACACACCATGCTTCCGTAATGACTGAAGAGGAACTTGCAGACTTTGAGGAAAAACAGAAAGAAGCAGAGATAAAAAAAGAACTCAAAGACATGATTGACAATGTCCAATCAGAAGAAAATGAAAATGATGAGGAAGTTCAAAGTCATGACCCCGACAATGCAGATGGTGAAGATGGACACAATGAAGAAGGCACAGCACTTGATGATGAAAAACTGAAAGAACTGTTAGCAGAAATCCAAAATGAGAATTATGCAATCCAATTAGGTCATATCAAGATAAAAACCACAAAAGAAGAATACAACGAACTGAAAGAAATCTATGAAAAATACACAAACAAATATAAAGTCAACCATGGATTCATAAAATACTTACTGTCAAACGAATTATAAAAGATTGGAGCAATCATGAAATTCATAGAAAAATACCCAATAAAAGACCTTCAACCCGCAGACTACAACCCAAGAAAAATCAGTGAAGAAAGTTTTGAAAGACTTAAAGAAAGCATAACAAAATTCGGAGTCATAATCCCATTAATACTCAACAATGATGGAACACTGATTGCAGGGCACCAACGGACAAAAGCAATCAAGGCAGTCGGCATAGATGAAATACCAGTCTATTACAGTGGAACAAACATCGGACTGTTCGACGAGATACAGTTCAACCTGAAGCATAACATGATAGAAACCAACACTTCAGAAATCACGATTGGACAAAAAGGATTGAAGACTGGAGCATTCAACATCATCGAACCGGAAAACATCAATGTCGGAGAAATCAAGAAAGCAGTCTACATTGACAATCTTGGAGAATTCCTCCAAAGATACGGAGCATATGATGGGATAGTTGTCGATTACAATGACAACATACTCAACAATGGGGATTATGCCTATGCCTGCAAACTTACAGAAAAACCATTGTTATGCTATAAACTTCCTAAAGGATTAGAGGATGAGTTCAAGAAGTATATGCTTGTCGATTATGGTGAATATAACTGGGAAAACCTTGACATCAAAAGTTACAATCAGACTGCACTCCAACCACCACAAAGAGTGAACCTTGCAAAAGCATCAAGCACACTCTATGAGGGATATGTAATCCCATACATAAAGAACCTTGGTCATAAAGACTTCTCATTATTCGATTTCGGAGCAGGGAAACTTGCTTATGTTCAAATATTAAGGAAAGAAGGATACAACACATTCGGCTACGAACCATTTTATCGTAGCAGACAAGAACCAGGAAAACTCAACATTGGAGCAACAGTCAAAATGATAAAAGTAATGGAAGAGAAAATAAGAAGAACTGGATTATTTGATGTTGGAGTATCCGATGTTGTAATCAATGCAACAATCAATGAATCAGTCGAACATGATGTTGTAGTCACCTGCAACTCACTGCTTAAGGAAGATGGAAAAATGTTCTTCTCAACAAGAAACATAGAAGAAGTTGAAGTCAAAGAAAAAGCAGAAGAAGTGAAAAAGAGAGCAGGGAATGACTTGGTCTTCAGAGACAACAACAATTTCAGTTTAAGACATAAATGTGGCAGTTGGTACATCATGAACTGGCACACTCCAAGAAGTTTCAAAAAACTACTAACCAAATATTTCAACAAGGTCAGTGTTACATCAAAAGTAAATCATATCGTAGGCGTATGTGAAGAACCTAAAAAACTCCCACTGGATATGATTGAAAAAAGCATAAACAATGAATTCAATTTCGAATACCCTGGCGGAATATATCATAACGAGCATAAAGGATTATGCGAGATAATACTTGAAATGAACAAACAGAAAAAAGAGAATTAATATGGACGAACAACAGAAACATATTGATGCATTCAATCAATACTTCGAATATAAACAAAGCGGATACACAACCTCCAAAGCAATCCATCTTGTCCATGAAAAAACAGGACTCACAGAAAGAACAATATGGACATGGTACAAGGAACTGGATTGGAAACTGAAAGAACAGGAAAGGCAAATAGAAGTCAACAAGATAATAGAAAAAGAACAGAATGAAGAAATAGCGAAAAACAAGGTAAAATATTTGAAGATAAATCATAAACTGCTTGACAAATTCATAAATGATGACTTCCCCGTGGAAATAGAAAGCATAAGAGATTATGACACAATCATAAAATTATGCCTCCTGCTTCAAGAAGAAGCAACAGTCATCAACAAGGGACAGAATATAAACATAGATGTGGTCAAGGATTATAATGACTTATTCGATGAAGATTTAATGGAAAAGATACTCGATGAAGAAGAACATATTGAACAAAGAGAAGATATTCCTGAATGATTTATACCTGTTCTACAGATATTTCATAGCCTCTGACTTTGAAACAAACCTCCCCGCACCACATATAAAAATCCTTGCAAAATACTTGACAAACTTGAAACTTGGAACACATAAAAAAAGATTAGCCGTTTCAATGCCTCCCACGACACTCAAAAAGTAGCATGGTAACTGTGGCATACCCATTATGGCTAATATTCCAAAATCCTAAACTGAATATCCTTATCGTGACTGGTCCCGGTCTGATGGAAAAATTCGGAATAAAAATAAGAGAATACATAATAAAATACGGTCCATATTTCAATGTGTTCCTATCGGACAAGAAACACATGTCCACTCATATCATGTTTGAAAATGAGAAAAAGGAATTATACACTGGTTCAATAAGGATAGCCTCAACAGGAGGAAGCATAGTAGGTCAGGATGCGGATTACATCATACTCGATGACCCATACAGTGGAAAGGATGAGGATTTAACCCCTGGTGCAATGCAGAAAAAGATAGAATGGGCGAACAGGGTAATAGAACAGAGAATAGAGCCCCATACAAAATATTGCATACTCCACACAAGATGGAACACCAATGACCTGATAGGGTACTATAAAAGAACACAAAGAGAATTCTTCGACTTTCTTGAATTCCCTGCAATAACTGAAGACGGCGAGCCTTTATGGAAAGAAAAATACACTTATGAGGAACTGAACCAAAAAAGGAATGCCATGGGAGAAAGACTGTTCAGTAGCATCTACCTGCAAAAACCATTAGATGAAACAAGCGACTTCTTCGACATGGAAAAAGTGAAATACGGTCCACTCCCCGAAGATGACAGGATAATAAAAAAAGTAAGGTCATGGGATATCGCAGGAGCAGAAACACTGAAAGGAGATTACACAGTAGGTGCCCCATTATACTGGACTGAAAAAGGCAACCTGTTATTAACCGATTTCGTAAGAGGAAAATACGGACCCAACACAGTGAACATAGTGCAGGGAACGGCAGAACAAGACGGTCATAAAATGCCCATACTGATAGAAACAGGAGTTGCGGCTTCAGGATACCTCCTGTTCAAGGAATGGGAGAACAGGTTGAAAGGATATGAAGTGGAACAATCCAAACCAATAAATAGCAAAGTTGACAGAGCAACACCATTAAGGAACCTCGTAACTGATGGGAAACTGTATGTGGATATAATTGATAGTGGCTTGGAGGATGCATTCTATTATGAATTCAAATCATTCCCATATGGAAAACATGATGACATAGTGGATGCAATAGCACATGGGTTGAACTGGTTGAAACATTCGCAAGAGAAAAAAACCAAACCTGGTCTTGTGAGGATAAGCCGATAATAATGCTTCCCATTTTCTTCATAATTATTGCAGTATTTTGTTACTATTGAGTGTAACTGTATATATTATAGGAGGGTATTAATATGATTAAATAATATGTGGTGTTGATGCCCTCATGTTCATGAAAAATAATTATAGAATAAGCAGTTTTAATCCTTTATATTTGAAAAGAAGGATTTTAAGGCGAGAAACTGTTAAAAAAAGGGTTCAGGATTTTAAAAAATGGGTCTGATTTTTTCAATCTTACCTATGAAAATTGCGATTTTACCTCTGAAATTTGCAATTTTACCTCGGAATTTTAAAAACCTGCCCCTTGAAAATTAAAATATGCTTAAAAAAACTTGAAAAAGCCCATAACAAACTGAAAAAGAGTAAAATATTAAAAACTGATAGAAAAAATGAATATTTTCACAAGAACAAAACAAAGAATACTGGAATTACCATTCCTGCGAAAACCAACCCTCCAATCCTCATATAACCAGTATTTCAACAACTTATTATGGGCATTCCAAAAAAGGAACAAAAGCGTGGGAATCGGATGGCACACCTACTACAAGGCAATGAACAATGTATGGGTAAATGCTTGCATACAAACCTACATCGACGAAGTAATCAATGTAAACTACAAGATAAAATCACCCATAGAATCACAAAAACCGAACACCACACACATTAAATACATAACACACCTCTTCGACCACCCCATGGGCTACGACAGTCAAAACACATTCAGTACCCATCAAACACTCATGTGGAAATCCTACCTCGGACTCGGAGATGCATTCTGCGAAGTCATACACGACAAAACCTACGACAAAGTACCACTCGGATTCCAGTACATACCATGCGAATTCATGCACTACTACCCCGAAACAGACCAATGGGGATTCATCGACGACAGTCACAGATTCGAAAACGATGAACTCATACACATCAAAGACCCACACATTCGCAACAATGTATGGGGAGAATCCAAAATAGACATACTCGCCAAGGACATAATGCTCGAACTATTATCCCGTGACTACATCACTGACTACCTTGAAAACTACGGACTCGACCCCAACGGGATAATCCAGTACGGAGCAGACATCGACGATGAAACATGGAATGATGAAATAGAAAGACTGCAAATGGAAGCACAGAATGTTGAAAAAGGATTACTTGTATTAAGAGGAGCAACATACACCAGTGCAAGCCGTAGCAGTCATGACATGGAATACCAAAACCTGATGAAAGACATCAGAGACAGAGTCCTCGCAACCTACGGAGTACCACCACAAAGAGTCTCAATCATAGAAGTAGCCAACCTCGGAAGCGGAAGCGGAGAAAGTCAGAACAAGCAGTTCAAAAAAACATTCAAAGGAAAAGCACGACTGTTTGAAGATGCCTACAACCGTATCCTTGGGAAAGGAGGCTTCGAAGAATACTTCCAATACGGCGAAATAGACATCGAGGACAAACTCAAGAATGCACAGATAGACAACATACAACTGAACAATGGAAGCCTAACCATAAATGAAGTGAGAAGCAAACAGGAACTATCACCAGTGCCATGGGGTGACACTCCAATGGGCATGCAACAAGAACCACAAGACCCATTCGCACAATTAATGAATGAAGAGCCAATGCCTGAAGGAGAGGAGGTGAAACCGAAGGATGAAAAAAAAGGACAATCCACCTCCAAAATAATATATAAACATATTTTATAATCATAAAAATAAAAAAGGAAGACATTATTAATAAAAAAAGGAAAAGAGAAAAATAAACAAAACATGAATACAGAACAAGAATTCCGTTTATACTGCTCCGACATCAAAAAAAACCTCGACCCCCAATATGATTCCAAAGACAAGCCATTAATACTGGAAGGAGTAGCATCAACCGCAGACCTTGACCTTGAAGGAGACTACATAACACCACAATGCATAGAATCCTTCAAGCTCCAAGCAACAAACTGCAACATACACAACAATCATAATATAGGATTAGATGATGTAATCGGAACCGTACTCGAAGTATTGGATTCAGATAGCAGTACACTCCGAATCAAATTCAGTATATTGCCATTATTCAGGAAACATATTGAGGAATGCATAGACAACGGGGTAAAACTCGGACTATCCATTGGAGGAACAATACTTGACTACGACAGTACAGATGACGGATTGAAAATCAAAAACATGATGCTCCATGAGATAAGCCTCACACCATTGCCTGCAAACTGGAACACAATGGGAACCGTGACACACTCCAAGAACATGGACAAAATCATAGAAGCAAAATGCTTGAATGGAGTATGCAAACAATTCATAAACAGGATAACAGAAACAGACAAAACCATGGACACTGAAAAAAGATACTACACCAAAGATGAAGAAGCACAATTCCTGAGTGAAGACCGCGTGGTTGAACTCATCAATGAAGCACTTAACAATTACAGTACCAACGGAGTAACCGAAGAACAAGTCAATGAAATCATCGACAACAAACTTCGTGAATTCGTAGAGCAAGCCAAAGCACTTGAAGCAGAGGAAGTTGCGAAGGCACAGGCTAAAGAAGAGGAAGAAGAAGAAGAGGAAGAAAAATCCTCCAAGAAAGCAAAGAAACCTTCCAAAAAAGCCGAAGAAGAAAAAGAAGAAGAAGAGGAGGAAGAGGAGAAAGTAGAGAAAGACAAGGCAATGTCACCTGAAGAACTCGCAACCATCATCGCCACTGCCATTAAAGAAGCACAGAAAAGCAAAGAATCCAGTGTTGACATTGCAGAGGAAATCCAATCCCTGAAAAAGGAACTCAATGAGGAAATCACCAAGGCAATGACCACCACAAAGGAAGAAGTTGAAAAAAGCCTTTTTGATGGATTGAAAAAACAAGAACCTGAATCACAACTCGACAACAACCAACTTAAAAAATTCCTCAAAACCAAGTCAGAGAAAGAACATAAAGACAGTTCAACATTATCCGTAAAAGACATCGCTAAAACATTAGCAAGAGACTAAAAAAAAAAGAAAAAAACAAAAGAATTATTTTACAATAGATATATTATGCCTAATTTAATCGACCAATTAAACAGTCACTTCGCAGAAAAAGAAGACATCATCAAATTACAGAAAGCAATCGAAGGAATGCAGACCACCCAATCCGCCCATGGTGCCATCACCGTCGAATACGACAAGGAACTCCAAAGAAGAGTATCCCACAAAGCACCATTCTTATCCTTCCTTGAAAACAACGGAAGCGTTGGAAGTGCAAACAGTGCGGAAGTAGGTTACCGTGAAAAAACCAAGTACCAAACTTCACAATTCATCGGCGAAACCGCACCAATCCCTGAACACGAATACAGCATCATCACCAACAAGGTCGCAAAGATGCAGACTCTCGTATACCCAATCGAAGTTTCCGACATGGCACAGAAAGGAGTCAACGAATTAGACCTGTTAGCAGATGAAATCACTGACGGATTCCTTGACATCGCACAAACTAAAGACAAAGCAATCCTCCAAGGAACTGAAACAAAGAACGGTTTCGACGGAGTATTCAACACAATCAAATCCCACGGAATCGATATGGGAGGAGAAGCATTAACCAAGGACGCAGTAGACAGTCTCGCACAGGAAATCATCGATGACGGAGGAAACCCAACTGCTATCGTAACCACTGCGGGAGTAGGAAGACAATTAAACAACATCCTCTACAACCATGGTAACATTAGCATCGACAAGGTAGAACTCACCCTTGGAAACTGGGTAACTGGTTATGCAGGACCTAATGGTATCACCATCCCAATCATCGTAGACAGTAACATCACCCCTAACAGTGCAAACAATGGAGGAGACTTCCTCGCATTCGTTGATGTTGACAGTTTAAGACTCAAAGAACTGACTGCACCAACCGTAATCGACCTCGCTAAAACCAAACTTTCAACCAGCAGAGTATTGTTCACCTACTTCACCTTCTACAACCGTGCAGAGTACAGAAACGGTATGATTACCAACATCGGCGGAAACACTTCCTACGGAACATTCACCCCATCAAGTATTGCTTATGCCGACAGTGAAACTGGCAACCAACCAATAAGCAACTTGGACTACACCAAAGCACCAACAAAACCTAACAGTGGTGAAGGTGGTTCAGGGTAATAACGAGGAGATTCCTGAAACATACCAATTAACAGTAAAAGTAAAAGACTCTGAAAACAACAACATAGGAGGTGCAAGTGTAAAATGGTAAACGAACTATTCACCAATGAAGAAGGAACTTGCACCATCACTGGTGTTGAAAAAGGAGAAATCACAATAACAGTAACCAAAACTGGCTACACCACTGACACAAAAACAGTCAATGTTGAACAAGACGCAGAACTGGAATTCACAATCAACAGGTTGACAAGAACCGTCAGTTTCACCATCAAAGACACTGATGACCAAGCAGTTACTGGAGCATACATCACACTCACCAATACGGATAATGAAACATTAACATTCGCTAATGGAAACGGCGGTACTGGAAGCAGTGGAGGAAGCAACATCACCAATGTAGCCTACGGAGAATATAATGTAGTAATCACCAAGGACGAGAAGGAAATGACTTTCCCACTTGTTGTTGATGAAGAATTATCCTCTTCAAGCAATGATGTTGAAGCAACCGACAAGGTTACTGTAATCTTCAAAGGAGAATAAAACACCATTATTCCCCTTTTTAATTCTATTCTTTTTTTATGTATAAGTATTCAATAATCAACCACAAGAAAGAAAAACACCCAATAACCAAAGACTACAAGGATAATGATACTCACAAAAGAAGAAGTGCAGAAAGCATTACTGATGAACAACCTCGAAATAACTGACGAGGAAGCAGAGTATTGGATTGAATATTATACAAACAAATTAACAAGCCTAACTGGAATAAGCCTAACACCACAAACATATCATTACACACTGGAATACAAGCAACATTTACGGAAGATAGTGTTGCCATTGTACAATATTTATGATGTGTTGAGAATACATACTGATTTTAAAATACTGTCAAGCAAGGAATACTTCGTAGACACCAAAAACGGAGTAATCTTCTTCAAAAAACCATTAACGGCAGACCATATCCATGTGGAATACCTGACATATATTGATGAAACAGTGCTTAATGAAATAATCAAGCCCTTATTATTGGATATGATTGTTGACGGAACACTTAATGGAGGCTCGGAAAATGATGGTTTCAGTGGCGGTGAGATAAGCAGTATACATGAAGGAAACACAAGCATAAGTTTCAGTAATAGCACAAGCCTTAAAAACACTATCCAGTCAAGACTTGACAAACTCGCCAATGGAGAAATAATCACAACACCAAAAACAAGAAAAGGAGCATACTACCTATGAAGCCCTTTTTCATCAATGCAACCATAGAATTATACGAATACACCGAAGAAGAGGAAGAGTATGATGTATATGGAGAACCAATAATAAGTTATGAAAAAACGGGTGAATATCCTTGTGACTGGCAGACCCAATCAACAAGAGACTCGCAACTCATGTTCGGTAAAATATTAAACAACACTTTCAAAATATTCCTCGACATAGATGTGCCAGTCAATGACAAGATGCTAATACGAAGAAAAGGAGAACAAGACACCTACATGATAATAGGCTCACCACAAAAATACGAACACTTCCTACGGCACCAAGAACTAACAATCCAAAAAACAAGAAAACCATGGCAAACGACATCACAGTAACCTTCGAACCACAAACAAGTTTCTATCAGAAAACAGACGCAATACTTCATAAAGCACTCATCAAGGAAACACTTGAAGCTTCCAGTGAAACATTATTGGAAATGATAAAAGAAGAAGCACCAGTAAGAACTGGAAGATTAAGGGATGGTCATTACATTGAAACCCGTGGAGACTGGGTGAACATCAAGAACGAAGCATACTACTGGAAGTATGTCATAGCCTTGGGAAACGATTACATCAACAGAGGACTACTGGAATTCATCAATAGCCAAACCATACAAACCAACTACACCGAACTGATACTGAATTACTTATGATAAAACCAATACAAGCAATACTGTATATATTAAGAGGCAACCTCACACTTGAAAACAAGACAGTTCCAGTCATCAAAAGAAACTATCCACTGGACAAGACACCATGTGTGAATGTTGATGACAGTGCGGGAGTAGTGACAGTCAATAAAAGAAGAATGAACCTCAAAGATGAAAACGGCGAGCCACGGGAATATTTAAGAACCACAAGAAGAACAACACTCAACATCCACTCATGGACTGACAATGAAAACCAAAGAGAAGAACTCAACAATCAGATAATCAAGTTATTCACAATGGCTTACAATGACCATTATTTCTTCTGTTTGAATTATGAAAAAGACACACAAAGATGCAAATACTTGGACAGTACCTGCAACAGTATTTCCCGTGGAAAACACTTATACAAATCAAGCAAAAACAAATGTCCTCAACCCATTGAATATCATTACAAGAACATATTCACAGAATACGACCTGATAAAAAACAGTTGGGACTTGCGAACACCATACAGCAACGACAACATACAAGTCAAACCCCCCGCACTTCACAGCATATTCAAACTTGACACAACCTATTACGACTACACACGAATAGGAGGAATAACCTCCAACAACCTTTACATAAGATTATGAGCAAAAAAGAAGAAACCAAAAAACAGACCACTAAAAAAGCAGAACCATTGCAAGTGCTTGTGGAACTCGTACTCCAAGACACCACACCAATGCCATGGATAATCTACAACCTTGCAAGAAAAGGCTTACTGGAACAGTACGAACAAGAACTCCAAGACTACGGAATACATGAAATAAGACCAACAATCACCAAGGACGACTATAATAAAATAATAACTGGAAAACAATAAGATGACTTTCAACAAACTCGGAGGAATATACTACACAGAAACCTATGAAATAACACCATCCGATTACGGTGGAAGCATACCATGTTTCATAGGAAGAACCGTCAACCCACAAGGATTGACACCGGAACAGAAAACCACAGAAAACAATAAAAGAAGAATAAACAAACTCCAAAAATTCACCAACTTCGAACAAGTCAACAGAACTGCACTCGACACCAGTGGCAAGATGTTGGGACTGGGAGATTATCAAACTGAAGGAGAGAACAATCCTTTATTGAAGGCAGTGCATGATTTCTGCGAAGAAACAAAACTCATGACAGAGGAGTATGTCGCATGCCCGTACTTCTATGTCGTAGACTTGGGAACTGCCGAGAACATAAGTGATTGGATATTGTCTATTGAAACAAGCAAATCCAAAAGAGAAATCGATGATGAAATCTATGTAGGATTTGAAAAAGTAATAGACAAGGTTGTGACCGAGAACGAGCAGAACACCACTGTTTATGCGACATTGGAGAATTTCATGCTTGCAATCAACTACGACCTTGTGGTCAACAGACAAACCGTGGGCGACTTCAGAAAAGCATTCTACACACCATTAACCATCAACACCACAACCAACAAGTATGAAAGAGACACCTATTACAAGGAAAACTACACCACCATTGATTCAGAACTCATAAGAATCGCCAAGGCAGTGACAACCAACAATGATGTGGGTCTCACCAACAATGCCCTTAACACAACCATAACCACCAACACAATACCAAAAAGCAGAACCTACCTATGCGAGCCATTGAATTACGGAAAAACAATGGGAAGAATAATAACCACCCCATACGACATGGAACCCGCATACTACCCATACAACAGTCTCACCGTAGACGATATCATTCTCCGAAAACCACAAGAACAACTCCAACTCCAATTGAATGGTGTCATATTCAACCACTTGGAAGAAACAAGCACAGAGGAATACATCAAGATAAACCGTACACAAGCCGTTAGCAGTAACATTGTTGAGCATCCACCTGACAGTCTTTATCAGAGCAGACACTTGTGCGATATCCTCTTGACAAGGGTTTTCGATGTTTGCTATCCTCAACTGAAGAACAAGGAAACAGAGACCAACCTTGAATACTTGAAAACCCAAATCAACAAGATAGTGAACGATGCAATCAAGGACGGTGATTTCATAGCACCATACACAGAGAACAATACTGAAAAAGGAACTTTCTTGAATGTTCAAGAATCCAGTGAAGATGCTTATGACTTGGAGGTTGTTGGTATGATTCAACCAGTGAACTGCACTTATAGTATTCATATTGTTGCTCAAATCAACAGTGCGAAGATAAAAGTAATGGAGGAATAATGGCAAGGAAAAAGAAATCATCATCCAAAAAGAGCCGAAGAGTGAAAACAGTAAGAGCATTCAAATCTGCAATAACTTACAATCCACGAAGAAGAACGGCAGTACATAGAAGAACTATAAAAACATTGTACCGTTGGAGTGCAAATCATTGGGCTTCATTCGGAGGAACATAAAATGGCACGAAAAAGAACAACAAGAAAATCAAGCAGAGGATTAATAAGAAGAAAAGGGAATGGATACACAAGAAGACCAATAGTCCGTTCAAGAGGATTTTATAGGATGATTTATTCCGTATCATTTAGAGGAACATAAGAATATGGTAAATGAAGTAAGATACAGTCTCGCACAATTCGTGTTCAACGGAACCGAAATCACATGCGACAGTTTCAAAACAACAAGAAAACAAGACACAGAAAAATACACTGCAACCAACAGTCACAATGCATATGCAGTCAGTTTCGGACAAGAAGAATACGACTGGGACATGGACGACATAGACCCACAATTCAGAACATTCTTCGAAGACATACTTGACATGCAGAAAACATTGCCGGACGAACTCCCATACATCGCCACCTACGATTATGTTGAAGGAACTGGAGACCTTGTGGAAGACGATGTGTACTATGGAGTATGGGTTGAAGAACTCGGCAAGGAAAAAGCAAACCAACCATTTTCAGTGAAAGGTGGAGCATTAAGAAAACAATAAAAAAATAATAAGGAGTGGAGTCATGAGCAAAAAAAACCATAAGAAAACCAAAAAAGAACTTGCAAGTCTTGAAAAAGAATTATACTACAACACCTTCTGCAAGGAAGCCGAACAAATACCAATCGACAGACTGCCACCGAATGAGCAACTTGTCATATTGAAATGCATCAATGCAGAAGAACCTACACAAGAAGAATTCACCTTGTTGAAGGAGGTATTGCAAAGATACCGTAAATACATCCAAGAATACCAACCTAAACAAGCAGTTGAGAATGCAGAGCAAGTAATCGAACTCATACAAACCGAACAAGACTTGCTCGACATACTCGACAATCCGAAAAGAAGGAAACTATTAGTCCACTTGCCAATCGATGACAAGATTTATGCTATGGATTTTGAAATACTGCCTCTTGAAGACAGTAAAGCAATCAAATCTATTCAAGTCCAACTTGACTTGTTTAAGGATTACAGTCAAGAAGACCAAAGATTATATGCAAAAGCCCAACAAGGACATGTACTCACCCTTGAAGAAAAACACATCGTTGACAAGATAACTGAAGACCTTAATGAAAGAGCCAATGAGCAACAAGATGAAATCATACTGACTTTCCTCGCAAACCAGTTAAGGCTTCCACAATCCAGTGACGATTATGAGAAAAGGAATGAGTTTTGGAAGAAAT